GAATTAAACAATGCATATGTATAATTTAACTCATCACCCTTAAGAGAGCCAGTATCATCATTATACTTAAGCTCTGGATATGCTTCAAACATTTTTTCAAAAGCTTGTCTCTTTATCATCATAAAACCAGTACCTGCATCGTGAACAGAAATAGCACCCTTATCCATCTTCACAGTGCTTTGCCCAGCATTTACTGGATTGACAACAAATCTTGTTGATTTCTTTAACAAATCATTTGGCTCAACACCATCTTTAGCAAATCTAGAAACCTTCTCCCAGTTTATATCCTTTATGGGGTAAGCTCCTGTAACAATATCTTTGTCGTGCCAAAGAAGCTTAAGAATTTCTTTTGGCTCAAAGCCAAGATCAACATCAATAAACATCAAATGCGTATGTGCAGGGTTTGCCATAAACTTGGCAACAAGTTGATTTCTAGCTCGAGAAATAAGCGAGTCACTAATTGTACCAACAGAGAACCTCAAACCAATCTCTTTAAAGTACATTACCGTCTTCATAAAAGACATAAAGAAAGGCTCAGTCAATTGCCTATCGTAACATGGAAGAGCGAAAAACGGAACCCATGATTGAATCTGTTCGCTTTCAATTTCAATATTTTGTGTTTCAATATTCAGCATTTAAACATTATACATAACAAAAAACCTCGGCGTACAAAGTACGCCGAGGTTTATGTGGACTTTTTAGGGTACTAATTACTTGGTCTTGTTTTTTGCCTTAGCACCAGCTACAGCGGAAACATCAACCTTTTCCTTAGCGGCATCAGCAGTAAAAGCCTGGAAATAAAGAACGCTATTAGCAGAGTCAAATCTGATAACGATCTTGTAGCCCAAATTCTTAGCCTGAGCACGAATTCTCTGCTGCATAGAATTGTAAGCATTACCAGCCTTAACGCCCTGAATATTCATTGGGGTATTCGTCTGCGCCGAAATCTTAATTGCCTCAATAATCTGATTCAATTCTTCAGAGCGACGACCAGACCTAGAAATCTCTGGAAGCGTATCTACCTTACTGATCTGAATGTTTGCCATTTTGGTCTCCTTAATGTGTGTTGTGTGTACCTACTTACTAGGTACTTATTGACAATTAGAGACTCTAGCACCAGCCGAACCCAGCTATGTAACTTTCCAATAAAAAATCTGATTTTTTCTAGTTGTCTGACTTAATATCAGAACTCATTTTCACTAAATAAGTTCTCAGCCTCAAGCAACATTTTCTTTAGCTTTTCGTTCTCGGCCCTAAGAACAGCAATGTCAAACATCGCCCCAGTCAATTGATTAATCAACTGCCTGCTAACATCTTCTTGAGTTACCTTAAAGTCTTCTATAATGCTTCTAGCCATTGCTCTGCGCTCGCTTTCTCTTCTTTATACCCTGGGACAAACTGTCCGATTTCCCTATTATACATTCGTACAGTACCAAATTCGGGGAGATCTTCATTTATTTCCCATTCTTTTGTTGGCGAGAGTATTTCAATATCAATTTCTGCATCAATGGCTATATTTTGAACGCACACAAATGTTGCGCCAGTAACAGCATCAGCTAAGTCTTTTGATCCAGAATTGGGATGATCAATTCTGTTATTAGAAAAGAGTCGAAGCTTCAAAAGCTCTTCTTCAACCAATAACTCATTCCAATATCCACGCAATCTCATATCATATATTGCAGTCATTAATGTATCGTAGTCAGTTTTCTTAACGCTATGAAAATCCGCATTGATTCCTTGAGATCTAAGACTCTGAATCATTTCAATAGATTGCCAACGGTCAAATGTAACTTTAGCGACATTAAATTTCCTACACAAATCAACAATCATTTGTCGAATCGAAGCGAAGTTAATTTCCTGGTTTACTGAAGCTTCCCATGAATGAACTAAATCAACATTAATTACCGGAAGCGTTTCTACTCCCATCATCGTTTTAACTTCTTTAAACCCTGGACAATGCACCATCGCAAGCGCGGCTCTATCTCTTTTCAAAGCCAAGTCAACATGAATAAATCGAGTTTGACCATCAGTACCATTAAACCACTTATGGTATTCACCATCTTCATTGATTGGATTATCACCATAAGAAAATGCTTTTCTAACCAATTCTGGATCTCTAAAGTAAGCATCTTCCATGTTGGGTGGTTCACATTCAAAACGAGATCTTGCCTCAACTGGATTACGAACATATTCTGATTCCAATTGCTCGCGCTTGATTGTAGGATTTACTTCCCATGTTGCAGCTTTAATTGTCCAAGTCTTTGGCTCTTTCTTTTCATTTGCAGAAATAAATCTTTGCTGAATAAAGTCGCCTTTGTATCGAGGGAATGACAAAAGAATAACTTTACCGACTTCTGGGAAACGAGACATAACAGAAAGCTTACTCATGTTATAAATCGCGGAAGCAGATCCTTTTGCTCTTGTTTCACCACGCAATTCAGCATCGGTTTTGAAAGCTGCAATTTCGTCTAGAATCACAGTCATAACTTCATAACCTTCCCAACCTTCACTTTCAGAGTGACCTGAAAAGCATCTAACTGGTCTAGAGAAGAAGAAAATTTCTGATACTCTTGGCTCAAATCCAACTTCATTGAAGAACGGTGATCTTAGAAGCAAATTCTTAAACGGTTCAAAGAACACTCTTTGAGCTTGCTGAGCGTTTACAGCTAGGTTAAGCAGGTCAATATACACACCATGAGCTTTACCAAAATAAATCAAGGGGTCTCTAAGGCAATGAATTAGATAGACTGTATACGCCATTGAGATTCTTGCGCAGTGGTCTTTACCGGAGCCTTTTCCTAACATGCAGATAACTTCATTATCTGTATACTTTTTGTAATAAGCCCGGCCATCTTCTTCACCCATCATTGAAATGAGTGTTCTTTCTTTAAAAATCTGTGTACTATGTCTTACGATTTCTAATTGAATATCAGAAAGCGGGGGCAGACCTAAATATTTTTTATCCTGCACAAAGGTTTGAATATCAACAGGAGTTTCGATAAGATCGTCTTGACGCAATAACCTTTCAAAATCAGAGAGCTCAAGATTCATGCCCATAAAATCAGTCATTCAAATCACCACCTTTTGCCAAAACAAAAGCGTTGTGCATACGGGCATGGCAAATCTTCAACGCAACTAAAGCACCTTTATGAGAGCCCCTTTTGGGTCTCATGACATCTTTTACACCTTTATGGGAACGATTTTTGGGTCTCATGACATCACGCATCTGAATTCATTATTTCAAATGCAATTTCCAATTCCTTTCTGACTTCATCAGCAATTTCTGGATGCTTAGCAATAACATCTCGGAGAACTTTAGAAAGGATTTGATTTACATTCTCAGCTTTTTGCATTCGGGCAATATATTGATTATCTGCTTGAGTCCCGCTTAGAAGCTTATGCAACTGGGCTTTTTTTGTCGCCAATTCACCAGCAAGCTTGATAGCCTGGATTCTTGCAGGCACCATCCCGTGATCAGTTGCAATATTAACAGTTTCCCAAGCTTCTTTGCTTAATTGATCAAACTCCTGAAGAGCCTTAATCGTATTAAACTGAAGTTTTTCAAGAAAGTAAGGATCATCCTCAGCTTGCCTATTTAATATCTTCTTATATTCTCGGATGTATTGCTTCGTTTTATCCGCTGTAAGTGATAATAAAATAGCTATCTCTGAGTAACTATAACCTTTTACATAAAGCAGGCCGACTTCCTCAACCTTCTTTAGTTCGTCAATAAGGGTTACTTCACCTTCGTATCTTTCAATATCTGCCATAGTCTGTCCGCAATCTCTTTTGTTGTCATAGCCCATGTCATATTCTTATTTATATACTGGGCACTTTCGTAGGTCTTTTCCTGCACCTCGCTATAGTTATCAACTACATACAACATTTTATCACATAAATCATCAAAATTTGGCTCTGCCCACTCCCCAGCGCCATCATATATGCCAGACATCTTGTATTTTGACCATTTATAGTCAAGAGGGATAGACATTTCTGCAAACTCAGTACATGCTGTTGCATTAGTGCATATTGTTGGCAACCCCTTGGCTATCGCCTGAAAAGGTATTAATCCCCAGCCTTCTCCGCTGGTTGGATAGATTAAACAATCTGCTTGTTCATAAATATTTGCAAAATCTTCTTCTGGCAATTCATAGTCAATTACCTTAATCCGGGGGTGTGACTTGATAGGAGACACACCACCATTCATTGTTAATCTGGCATCGGCAGGGCCATTACTCTTATATAAGAGCGTATAGTCCTCATTGTCACCAAATAGCTTTATAAAAGCGTCTACAGCCATCTGGCTGTTCTTTCTAGAAGACGGGGAACCTATGCTGAGGAATGTAAACTTGTTTTTTACAAATCTCTTTTTAGGATAATAGAGTTTTTCATTAACGCCCAACTGAAAATCATAGATTGGTCTCTCCACGCCAGAATCATGAAAAACATCAGCCATGAATTTAGAGACAGTCCAAACTTCATTAGATTCATTTAAAAAGTTTACCCAATCCGGCTTAAGCTGATTTGTTTCCCAATATGTAAAACCAACAGAATAAATAGCTGATTTAGTAAAAACATCTGGCAGGGAGTTATTTACAACTATCATTTCTGATGGCTTAGTTGTTTGCTCCATGTATCCAATTGGGATGTCGTGCAAAATAGCTAGTTCAGACGGGCGATTTCTTTTTGTATTAGCAATGGGGAGACCAAAATCAATTAAATGCTTTTTGATATAGTCAGATGCGTAGCCGTACCCCTCAGATACTCTTGCAGATCCGTTCTCAGCCCACAGGATCATCTTTAGGGAACCTCAGTGGTATTCCGGCTATCAATGATTCTTTATAAAGATCCTCATACCCAAGACCGTGTTCTTTGGTGAATTGGACTCGGTAATTAAACCACCCCTCCACCGCTTTCCAGAATTTTTCGTCCGTAGTGTTTTGGAGTTCATTCATCTCTTCATCAGAAAGAAGAAAACTTAAAACACCCAGGGGCATGTAAACAACCATGTCATAACTACGCCCCTTGTGCTCCGAATACTCTTTCAGAAATTCCTGGAACTGACTAATTATCTTACCTACAGCATCACCAGAATAGTAATCAATAGAGCCGTAAGCATTTCTGATTCTGGGGCAGTAGTCATCAACTGTAGTTATTGTTCCAAATGTTCGACAGACCATCGGGCGATATCCATAAATTGTGCATCCGCCCTTATAGAAGGCGCAATGGCGTTCTGTTTCACCACCAATCTTCCATGTTTCATCGTGCATCGCCTCTTTGAGGTCGTCAACAATTCCAGCCATCCAGTTATCAGCATATTCTTGTCCTTTATCTTCCATGTATAAGTAGTATTGCTGCCTTAACTTAAAAGCAATATTTGCACACTCGGCAAGAGGAACTGTTAGTCCGATCTTGCAACACTTTCCAGAACCAAGGCACTTATATTCAGTTTGATTTTGCTTTGCTTCAATGATTCTAATTTGATTATAAATCATATCAAGTTTTGCAAAACTATAAATGTCTTTAGTATTGACTGATCTTCTCATCTTCCAAACCTTTTCTTTCTATCTCTAACCATCTTGATTCTTTCTCGTTTCTTCTGCTCTGCAAGTTTTTGGGCTTCTGATTTTGGTCGCCTTCTACTTGTTGCAGCAAGGTTTCTGCCCTTACCGCGAAACTTTAGCAAGTCGTACTTCTTTACCCAGTTATAAATTGCTTGTGGAGTAACCTCAATATTGTAACTCTTTTTTAGGTGCTTTGCTATGTCCGTGAGATTCATTCTTCTTTGAACATACATTTCATATAAAAAAGCTTTATCTTTATATGGTTCATTCGCCATGCTTTACTTCCTGTAATTTCTTTTTTGCATACCAAAGTCCAATGCCAGCAGCATCTATAATATCATCATCATCTATATTTTTAGATGATTCTGGGAAAAATGTCTTTACGAGATCTCTTACTCTCTTCTTTCTTTCTGCTTTTAACTTTAATTGCAATGAGCCCGAGGCTCCGTTATTCTTAATATCTTCAGTATCTTTTTTGGATATATTTTTATACCCAATTCCATTTTTCCACACCAAGGGGTTTACATCCTCAACTTGGCAATTAGATTGACTTAAAACGCCCCAGCTATAACCTATAATATAAGAAATAATTCGACTTGTTTCAAAATTTTGAACATAAATCGATTGTTCAATTACAGCTTTACCTGGGGAGTAATCAGATATTATCTTTTTAAGGCCGGCATCTATTGCAGAAAACTTCAAAGAAATTGCTTTATCTTTCTTATAATCAATTTTACCGGAATCAATCATTTTGATATCGTCAATTGTGACATCATAGACAACCCAAGCGAGAGAATGTGAGGATGGATCTATGCTTACAATTCTTTCTCGCTTTACACTTGAAACGAGTTTCTTTATGCTCATTCAAGACCTCTGCGCACAGAAGCCTCATCCCAACCCCAACCAACGAGGCGATTTACATACCTTTCACGCTTACATCTTTCACAAATTGATTCTTTGTTATAGCGAGAAAGAACAATGTCGCAAGTTTTTGTTTTACATACACGCTTTTTATTTTTATTATTCTTTTTTTCGTAATAGTTTGCTAATAAATTTTTATTAGTTACTATTTTTCTGCATTCAGCCGAACAATAGATAGCATTGTATACTTTTGCAACAAACTCTTTATTGCACTCTGTATTAGCGCATATTTTCTTTTCTTCTACAAACATCTAGCATTATGGGAATGCTAGAAGGGTTCATCACCACCAGTAGCATCGCCATCTCCTTCGCCCCAGCAAAGAGACTGCAAGTCACACGATGTGCAATTAGCAGATGTTCTCTTATAGGGTTGAACAGGAATCTCACCACTCAGGTAAGCGGCATGAATCTTGTTATACTTTTTAAATAACTTATCAATAAAGTCATCGTCTTTTTCAATAAAGATTGGCAAGATATCCTGGTTATTCTTGTTTTCGTAGATTACGAAACCAGAATCAAGATTCAAGCATCTCATGTAAATTTGGGCTTGTCGGTAATGTTCGTCTTTTGGTTTATTGTGTAATTGTCTATAGTGAAAACCTTCAGAACTGATTGACTTCAGCTCAATAAGCTTCTCACCATACCAATTGATTATACCATCAGCAGTCCCTTCAATTGGGGGGCTTTCATGAGAAACAGGTATTTCTTCAGCAATAAGAATACCCATATCCCTAAAATAGCTGTAAAGACGATCATGTACAGCATGACCGTTATCAAAAATTCTATAAGTCTGAGCACTAAACGACGGGGTTACATTTACCCCCTCAAACAGGTAGTACCAGTAACGGGCGCATTGATTTGTATAACTTGGGTGAAATCCACTTACCTTTTTAAAGTTAGAGACATTTCTAGAAGAAAGATGCTCGTTAATTGCCTCAACAAGATCCTTCTTAATCTCACCCTCGCCCTCTGGCTCTACAGCCTTGGGTGTCCTTAACTGCTTTAATGCTTTCATTACGCCCCCTTTGCGGCTAACTTAAGAGCATTAATATTCTCACCTAATGCCTCATACATAGTCTTCCATATGTCGTTTACAAACTTATCTTGCTCATTCATGATCGTTGATCTTCTCTTGAAAGCTTGAGACTTAACAATCATCAATGTTCTATACGATGCAAGAATATTGGCATATCTAATTGCCTGCATCCCTACATAGTGCTCTGGTCGTTCAATAATGTCTTGAACAATACGCATGCATTGAATAAACTCTTCTGCCTTGTCGCCCATCTGCTCAGCGAGAACATCGGGATCAACAATAATATTAGCCATTAAATATCCTTTCGCAAATCTTCAGCCATTATTATAGCATGCTTCATGTCGTGATTTACGGCAAAGATCTGATCGGCAATCCACTTAGCAACGGGAGTTGCTACACCATTTCCGCACTGCTTATACCGATTTGTATCGCTTTGCTCTTTACCATTAGCACCCCATCTTGTGTGATCATCAGGCCAACCCATCAATCTTTCACACTCAACAGGAGTTAGTCTGCGCACAACCATTGTCTCTGTGTACGGATTAGTAGCAATAAAATCACCAGAGTCACGACCAACTCTAAGAGTTCTATGCACATCTGACTCTTCAATTTTTTGGTTCATTCCATCATAGCTAACAATAAACATCTGTGCATGATGAGATTGTGGGCTGGGCCATACTGCTGACAATGCGTTAGCATGATCAAGCTCCGTAGCAGAGAATGTATTTGCTTTTGCATCTTCTCTTATAGAATATGCTACTGTCTGCACAGATGGCGGTTGCTGACTTGCCTTTAGGGGCGGTGTTTTATCTTCAAATACATCAGCGTTACTGCCAAATTGAGTATCAAAAGACAAAATAGAATCAACGACAGCTACTGTAGTTCTTGGCATAGACGAGTCAAAAGAGTTCAAAGTCGGCGCTACATCATCTTCATTCCATGTCTCAAAGTCGTCGCTAGACTGCGCTCTCTTTGTTTTTGTAAAGATTGCAGTAGAATTGACTACTAAATCAGTAGCATCCTTGTAATCTCTAGCCTTAATTGCAGATGCAGTATCATCACTAGCGTAGTCACCAAAACCGCGCATGCGGTATCCAGTTACTCCTTCGTCGCTATTGAGGTCAAGGCTGTCTTGAGTCTTTCGGGAAGAACCTTTCCTCTTCTTTCCGCTCTTCTTAGAATTCCCGAGCACGCTTTCGCTGACAGGCAGTAGCGGTTCGGGACATCTTTCGGCGGTTGCAGGATCAAGGCAAGCGACGACGAATACTCTTCTGCGCCTTTGGGCGACTCCAAAGTATTGCGCATCCAAGAGTGCCCATTCAATGACCACCGCCCCTGCTTCTGCCATTTCATCAAGGACTGCTCCGAAATCAGCGCCTTTGTTGGAAGTAAGGGCTCCTGCGACATTCTCCCAGACAACCCATTTTGGAAAAGTGTTTCCTGTTGCATTTCTCCTCTCC